TGCTGAATTAATGAATGAAAATATTATTACAGATAGAACTGTAATTGATGTAATGGCGTTTACTAAAGCAGCTAAATCAATTGAATATTATGATGCTGAGGCATTTTGTGATGCTGCTTATAAGCTAGTAGGTGAATATGATTATGTATTTTATGTATCACCTGTTGGAGTTGAAATAGAGGATAATGGAGTTAGAACTACTGATTTAAAATATAGAGAAACTATTGATAGTATTATTAAATTAATATTATATAGGAGTAATCATAAAATTAAAAAATTAGTTGAATTATCAGGTACAACTGAAGAACGTATTGCAAAAATGACAGAGACAATTTTTGGTTAATATTTATAATCATGAAAAAATCTGAATTAAAAGCAGAAATCAAAGAATACATTGTAGAAATATTATCAGAAGTAGATGAAGCAACTTATGTTGGGGCAGAAGCTGCTGATGATCTTCAAAAAGATCCTAAATTTGCGGCTGCTAAAGATAAAACACAAGCTATTAACACATTAAAATCAGGTGGTAGTGTTACTCTACAGGAAGAAGATGAAGATAGAGAACCTACTAAAGCAGAATTAGAAAAGGAAAAAGTAAAAACTGTTTCTAAGTTTAAAATTCCTAACGACCAATTTGAAGACTTTAAATCTAAACTTAAAACTTTAGTTACTAAAGTAAAAGGTATGGAAAAAGGAGTTGAAAAAGATAAAAAGATGGCTGCTTTAAAACAATTTATTAAGAAACCAGAATTAGTTAAAGCGTTTAAAGAAAGAGACGTTAAAATTGATACTGGAGATTTAATCGGATAATATGAAAAAAGGTTTTCCTTATATAGTTATAGTAATTTTGGTTGCGGTTATCATTTGGCTTACTAAATGTTCAGGAGAAACTGTTGTTACAGGTATTGATACTTTAACTAAAATATCCTATGTTCATGATACAATTAAAGTAAAAGGTAAAACCAAAATTAAACCTATACCTGAAATTCATTGGTTGCATGATACTATTATTGACTCAACAGGTAATATTACTATCATAAATCGTAAAAAATATACAACAAATGATACTTTTGAATATAAAACTGATTCATTTACAGCTATTTTTTATACAAAAATATATTCTGAGTCTCCTATTGATTCTATAAATAATAGTTTATTATCTAGTATTAGACATAAAATTATAGAAACTACTATAACAAAACAGGTTGTTAGAAAACATGCTTTATTTGCTGGTCCTTCTGTTGGTTTAAATTTAACCCATATTTCTTTAGATGGGTTATATGAAAGAGAGGGAAAGATTATTTATAGAGCAGGAATAGGAGTCAATAATAAGCTTCAACCAATGTTGAGTGCTGGTATTTATTGGCAAATTTCCAAATAATATGAGTCAAGACTTAAAACAAATAATAAGAGAAGAATACATTAAGTGTGCCCAAGATCCGGCTCACTTTATGAAAAAATATTGTAATATTCAGCACCCACAAAGGGGTCGAGTAATATTTAATTTATATCCTTTCCAAGAAAAAACATTACGCTTATTTAGAGATAATCCATACTCAATTGTATTAAAATCTCGTCAGTTAGGTATTTCAACTTTAGCTGCTGGTTATTCTTTATGGTTAATGTTATTCCAAAAGGATAAAAACGTGTTGTGTATTGCAACTAAACAGGAAACTGCCAAAAACATGGTTACCAAGGTTAAGTTTATGTTTGATAACTTACCTTCATGGCTTAAAATACCAGCAGACGAACATAACAAATTAACATTAAGATTAAGTAACGGATCCCAAATTAAAGCCACTTCAGCATCAAGTGATGCAGGTCGTTCAGAAGCCGTTTCTTTGTTGATAGTGGATGAGGCAGCTTTCATTGAACAAATTGGTGAAATTTGGGCTTCAGCCCAACAAACCTTGGCTACAGGTGGTGGTGCTATTGTATTATCTACTCCTTATGGTACAGGTAACTGGTTTCATAAAACTTGGGTTTCAGCAGAAAATGCTGAAAATGATTTCTTACCAATTAAATTACCTTGGTACGTTCACCCTGAACGAGATGAGGCTTGGAGAAAACGTCAAGATGAATTATTAGGAGATCCTAGATTAGCATCACAGGAGTGTGATTGTGATTTTAGTACATCAGGTGATATAGTATTTTATAACGAGTGGTTAGAATTTATCACCCAAACAACAATAAAAGATCCTCTCGAAAGAAGAGGCGCTGACCAGAACTTTTGGGTATGGGAACCAGCAGACTATACAAGAGATTATATGGTGGTAGCTGACGTAGCTAGAGGTGATGGTAAAGATTTTTCAACTTGTCACGTAATTGATATTGCAACCAACGTGCAAGTTGCTGAATATAGAGGACAATTACCTACTAAAGAATTTGGATATTTTCTAGTAGGTGTTGCCACAGAATATAATCAAGCATTATTAGTAATTGAAAACGCCTCTATTGGGTGGGCTACTATTGATGCTGTAATTGAAAGAGGTTATCGTAATTTATATCAATCACCTAAATCAGATCAACTCACAGCAGAGTCGTATTTAAAGACATATGAGGGTTCATCCGATATGACCCCTGGATTTACAATGTCAATGCGTACTAGACCGTTAATTGTCAATAAATTCCGAGAATTTGTTGGTGACCGTTCCGTAACTATTCGTTCAAGACGTTTAATTGAGGAAATGAAAGTATTTGTATGGAAAAACGGTAGACCAGAAGCCCAAACAGGTTATAATGATGATTTAGTTATGCCTTTTGGTATTGCTATGTTTTTAAGAGATACGTCACTAAAATTCCAACAACAAGGTCATGATATGACTCGCGCTACACTAGGCAATATGAGTAAAGTTTCGTATATTGGCTCATATAATCAAAACCAAGTAAAAAATCCATACCTATTAGAAACAGATAAAGGAATGGAGGACATTAGTTGGATTTTGTAAATATTTATAGTATATAATAAAACATAAAAATGGCAGATAAAAGTTTATTCACCAGATTACAACGACTGTTTTCAACAGACGTAATCATCCGTAATCAGGGTGGCAGCGAATTAAAAGTTATGGATGTGGATTCAATCCAACGTTCAGGCGATATAGCAACAAACTCTTTAGTAGATAGATACAATCGTTTATACTCCCCAGCAGCATCTTCTTTATTAGGTGCTCAAATTAATATAAACTGGCAGTACTTACGTACTATGGTTTATTCGGATTACGATAACATGGACTATGATGCTATTGTTGCCTCTGCTCTTGATATTGTATCTGATGAATCTACTCTTAAAAATGATATGGGTGAGGTGCTTCATATTAAAAGTAGTAACGAGGATGTTCAACAAATCCTTTACAACTTGTTTTATGATGTATTAAACATTGAATTCAATTTATGGTCTTGGATTCGCCAGATGTGTAAATATGGTGACTTTTTTCTTAAATTAGAGATTGCTGAAAAATATGGTGTTTACAATGTAATTCCTTATACTGCATACCATATTGAACGTCAAGAAAATTACGATAAAGAACATCCAAATGCTGTAAGATTTAGGTATTCACCTGAAGGTATTTACGCTGGAGGATCTGGTTATTATGGTACTCCTACTTTAGGACAATTCCAAGACCAACAACCAGGTATTTATTTTGACAATTATGAAATAGCTCACTTTAGGTTATTAACTGATGTTAATTATTTACCTTATGGCCGTTCATATTTGGAACCAGCTCGTCGTATCTTTAAACAATATACTTTGATGGAGGATGCTATGTTGATTCATAGAATTTCACGTAGCCCTGATCGTCGTATATTCTACATTAACGTTGGTTCTATTCCTCCAAACGAGGTAGAAAACTTCATGCAGAAAACTATTTCTACTATGAAGCGTACTCCATTAATGGATAATCAAACAGGCGAGTACAACTTAAAATACAACATGCAAAACTTATTGGAAGATTTTTATATTCCAATGAGAGGTAATGACACTACTACTAAAATCGAAACCGCTCCTGGTTTACAGTATGATGGTATTCAAGACGTTACTTACTTACGTGATAAATTGTTTGCCGCCCTTAAAGTACCTAAAGCATTTATGGGTTATGATAAGGATTTAAGTGGTAAAGCAACATTAGCGGCTGAAGACATTAGATTTGCTCGCACAATTGATCGCATCCAGCGTATCACATTGTCTGAATTATATAAAATTGCTTTAGTACATTTATATTCTCAAGGTTATACAGGTGAGGAATTAACTAACTTTGAGTTAGATTTAACAACACCTTCTATTATCTACGATCAGGAAAAAATTGCGTTGTTAACTCAAAAGGTTGATTTAGCTCAAAAGATTATGGAAGCTAAATTATTACCTACTGATTGGATTTATGATAATGTATTCCACTTTAGTCAAGACGAGTATGATGAATACAGA